TGGCTTTTTTAATCATGCAAGGTTTTTCTTTGTCATGAGCTCTTTTTCAAGCTCGCCTGGCTGATACATATCAGCGATCCCGACGCCGTTGTGGATGAGTTTTGGTTGAGTTTTCTTGATGGATCCCTCCATCCGTTCGATCTCGCGTTGGATATACCAAGCGGCCTTTTTGAGATCCTTGATCTCGCAGTCCTTCTCGCCGGCGCGCCAGATGTATTTGATGGCGTTGCCTCGGCAGAAGTTAAAATGCTCGGTGATTGTGATACACTCGACGCCGCTAGGGTGGCTCTTGTAGTGCGGCGGATGGTTGACTAGGTCTGGTTTCATTTTCGTTCGTGGTTAAATTTGTTGCCGATTGACTACAAATTACAATGTCGCCGCTCGACCTCATCTGCCTCATCGCCTCCGCCAGCCTGTCCCGCTGCTCGGTGACTGCAGTTAGTTCTTCATCTAGGTTTTGAGCGTAATGGATTCTCGTTTGCTGCCCTTTGATAAAATCGTTGATAATTTCTGGAGTACCGCCCCAGCCGTTTAAGATACTCCATTCAGATAGTTCCTCCCTTGCTGCGGTTAGTTCGCGTTCAAGTGTTCGGGCGTGTTCTGCTGCTTCAAATGGTTCATCATGAAAATCCCATGTAGAAGTAAATTTATCTGTTCTCGGTGTGTCTGTGTTCATAGTTCGTTCGTGGTTAGGGATTGGAGGGCTTCGCGGGCGATACTTTCTGGATCTTCTTCGGCAAATCTACCTTGGTATTCTAGTATTTGCTCTAGTGCCTCCGCCAGCCTGTCCAGCTGCTCCTTTAGCCTGACTAAATTCATCCTACACTCGGTTGCGTCATGCCCGTCTAAAAGTTCAGCTAAGCACATAAAATCCTTTCGTGTTTCAACCAGTTCCTCCCGTGCTGCGGTTAGCTCGCGTTCTAGGGTTCGTGCGTGAAAGTCCATAGATTGTAAGCCTCCGCCCTTCTTCCATACTTTTTCAGTCCTCGGTGTCGTTGTGTTCATAGTTCGGTTGGTTGGTTTGTTAGCCATCATACTTGCATCCGCAATGGAAGTTGTTACCTCCGCCACCTCTGCAAAAACGATGTGGGTCTTTTGATTCTGGTTCTGTTTGGTTTAGGGATTGGATAACTTCTCTGGCTAATACAACACAGCCTGCCCAGTTTGGCTCGCCTCTTGCTATTTCAGTTAAAGCCTCCGCCAGCCTGTCCCGCTGCTCGGTGACTTTGTGTAACTGGTCGCTTGCATAATCAATGCCTGATCGCAATCCATCGCGCTGATCGGTGATTGCTTTGATTTGAGCTATGCAATCCAACTCCGCACGGTCTGGAATTGCGATCTTACCTCGAATCATATCAAGCTCAACCTCGATGGGTGATTTTAGCGTTTCCATAATTGCTTCAATCTCTTCACGGGCGGCGGCGAGTTCGCGTTCTAGTTGTCTCGCATGATCGACCATGTAAAAATACTGTGAAAGGTTTTCCCTGTCTTTTCTTAGTTCGTGAATAACATCCGTTCTCGGTGTTTCTGATTTACTCATGGTCTTTAGGGTTTAGGGATTGGAGTGCTTGTTCGCATTGATCTATTTCCGCATCGAAAAATCCCGTTGTGTTTCTGTCCTCATCATGCCGCTTTGATGCGAGCCTTAACGCTACTGCTGCTGTATCAAGAGCCACCGCCAGCCTGTCCCGCTGGTCGGTCAGCATCTTGTTTTCACGCATCAATACGCAAGTCCAACGCTGGCATTTGTCATGGCAGGTATGGATTCCTGACAAATCTATGCGCTCGATCTTGGCGCGAGCAGCGGTTAGTTCGGTGGTGAGTGAGTTAATTCTGTAAGTGAGGAGATTGATTGACTCCTGATGCGGATCCTCCGCCATTAAGTTTCCTAGTTCTTGTTTCATGTTGTGTTTTATCTGGTGATGTAATATCTGAGAGCCTTGCCGACTGGCGGCCGCTCGCTGATTTGGACGTAGTCGCTGCCGGACCGAGCGAGCTTGGCGAGAGCAGAGCCGCAGGCGCCGTGCCACGTTCCGCAGAGTTGGCGTGCTTGCTCGCGCACCGGGCTGTTGAGTTCGATGAGGCGGCTCTCGACCTCCGAGGCGGTCATGTCGCGAGGTAGGTCGTGCCAGATGCCGTGGTCAGCGAAGGCAGCCTCAAGGAGCGACTCTAGGCGCTTGGATGGACTGTGAGCGTCGACCGACTCACTAAGCTCTGGATCGCGCCATGCGATGATCCCTGAGCGGCTGTCGCGAAGTTCCTCGGGTGTCTCCCAGTCGATCAACTGCTGCGCGAAGGCAGGGAGTTCGGCGAGGATGAGTTGTTGCAGCTTGGTCTTGCCTTCGGGTGACGAGGTGTCGACAGGGAGCTTGACGCCGATGACGTGCAGGAGAGCGATCTTATCGGCGAGGTCGGCATCGAGCGGCGGGATGATCTGAAGGCTTTCGGGTGTCGAGTTGCAGCAGACCATCACGCACCAGACCGGGCGGACTGAGATCGATGAGTGGTTGCGCTTGCGGAGTTGGACAGAGTGAGGATAGACCGACTCCTTGAACGATGCGCCGAACGCCCGGCGGTTGCGGATGTCAGTCGATGCGACGCAGTCGTCGACCAGTAGAAGCTCAGAGCCGACGAGGTCGTCGTTCCAGAGCATCCCGCCGGACCATGCGGCGTAGGGGTTGGCGGTGCGACCTCCTAGCGTCTGACCGACGATCCAAGCGAGGAGCGACTTGCCTGAGTTAATCTCGCCGGCGAGGACGAGCATCGGTGATGGGATGTGGCAATGAGCGCGGACTGAGCGGAATCGACCAGCAAGCCAGCTCATAAAGACGGTAGTTGCCATCGGGTCAGAAAACGCACCGGCGATGATCTCGGTGATGGTCGGTGCCTCGCCCTGCTGTGGCCAAGGAAGTTTTGCTTCAGAGGTGATGAGGATCGGTAGGTCGTTCGTGTCCTTGCTGAGTCCTTGGCGATGCCCTGCGATGCTGCCGTGCCATTGCACCCCGCCGTCAAGCTCGCGGTTCTTGATCTCCTCGCGGACTGCCTGCATGAGTTCCTTCGCGTCGCCGTATTGATCGGCGAGGTGGCGTGAGACGCCGGTGACGACTGGGGAAAGTTTGGAATAGGTCATGAATGACTTGCCGACGCGGACCAGATACTTACTCGACGGACCGTCATAGAAAATGTCCTCGGGATCGAACGACTGAGCGGTCGACGGTGCGCGTCTGGCTGCTGCCACGATCGCGGAGTCGCGCCAGTCATCGCCTGCGGCTGGCATCTCGGCGTCGTAGACTGTGCGGACCGCGTCGACGACCTCGGTCGGTTGGTAGGATCGGCGAAGGCTGCCATCATAGGACTGGAGCCTCGCGACTGCATCCGACTCGCTCAGATCGTTGAATCGGCACCACCATGAAGCCTCCATGAGCCATGTGTGGATGCCCTCGCGTGGCGGCTCGGGGAATGCGGTCTTGGTCGCCTTGAGCTTGATGCTAGACTTCTTGTCGGATTTCTTCGCCTTCGGGAGTTCCGGATCGGTTGTGGCGACCGGCTCGAACATCGCAGCGCGGCTGAGATCAAGCCATGCTCCCGGGTCGTGGCTGACGAACATGAGGCGGACTGGATCCTTGCAAGCCTCATCGATCGTTAGGTTGTTGGAGCGAAAGTGATTGCGAGCGGCGACGAAGGCAGCGACGTGCTGCTCCTTGGTCGTGCAGATCGGGATCCGAGCGATGCCCTTAACGCCTGCACCGGATGGCGAGACGAACGCCGCCACGATCCTTGGCTCGGCTTTAAGGATCTCGACAATCTCCTCGACCTCCCAGCCGACATTGTCGGCGGCGTCGAAGTCGAGTTGCAGGAAGCCGGAGTGAGAGAATCTGCCCTCCTCGATCGCCTTCGCCCTGCGGCCTTCGCAGGTGCCGGAGATGCTGACCGCTTGCAGGTCTTTCTTGGCGACCGCATAGCCGTCGTCATCACCGGCTGCGAGCGTGCTGCGCAGCTTGGCGATCTTGTTGGCGAACTCATCGCTCTGGATCGCGGCGATCAGGTCTTCGAGGGTTGTGGTTGCCATCGCGCTCGTTGATGTCGCGGATGAGTAAAAGTCGATTTCGGGATGTTGCATGATTGTTTTCATTTAATATGGAAGGTGCATTAGTGGAGTAACTTTACGATGCCATTCTGTGTGGCATTTTTTACAAAGATATGATGTAGGCCAGTTGTCAGCATCTGTTGGGAATAAATGACGTGGCGCCCAATGATGAAGTTCCGCCCCTTTTTGCAAACATTTTACGCATGTCTCTTGTTCGTCTTCAAAACAAGGAAAATCAGAATCTCCTACAATTTTAGCAAAATGATCTTTTTTGATTGAATCTATCCAATGGCAATCAGGACATACTTTGCCATATTGTAATGCGCCGCTACTTATTCTGCGTGCGCCCCAAACTAAAATAACGATCTTGTTACCACCGTAATTTGACGCACATCTTTTGCATTGCGTCTGTATATTTCTCCAATATGATAAATCATTCATAATTTAAACAGGCGCGCCCCGAGGCAAGAGCGTCTGACTCCCAGCATTGCCGGGACACTCTCGCGCAACGGGGCGCATTTTGTTATCGTGATTTGCATCGGGTCAGATCCAATGGCCGCAAGCGCGACGAGGTAAGAATACGTGGCTTTTTTAATCATGCAAGGTTTTTCTTTGTCATGAGCTCTTTTTCAAGCTCGCCTGGCTGATACATATCAGCGATCCCGACGCCGTTGTGGATGAGTTTTGGTTGAGTTTTCTTGATGGATTTCTCCATCCGTTCGATCTCGCGTTGGATATACCAAGCGGCCTTTTTGAGATCTTTAATCTCGCAGTCCTTCTCGCCGGCTCGCCAGATGTATTTGATGGCGTTGCCTCGGCAGAAGTTAAAATGCTCGGTGATTGTGATGCACTCGACGCCGCTAGGGTGGCTCTTATAGTGCGGCGGATGGTTGACTAGGTCTGGTTTCATTGTTCGTTCGTGGTTATTTTTGTTGCCGATCGACTGCAAATTACAATGTCGCCGCTCGGCGTCATCTGCCGCATCGCCTCCGCCAGCCTGTCGCGCTGCTCGGTGACTCGATCTAATTCTTCCTCTAGATTTTGAGCGAGGTGGATTCTTGTCTGTTGCCCTTTGATGAAGTCGTTGATTATCTCTGGAGTTCCGCCCCATCCGTTCAAGATCCGCCATTCAGCAATCTCAGCACGGGCGGCGGTTAGTTCGCGTTCCATCAAAGCCGTCTCATCCACGGGATTTGATAGGAACGGATAAGCGTAGAGTAGTCCTCCCCAAATATCACTGGTTCTCGGCGTGTCTGTTTTCATAGTTCGTTCGTAGTTAGGGATTGGAGGGCTTCGTCATACATATCCGAAGAACTTGGTATGCACCCCTTTTCTGGGTTTTCGTAAATGGTTTTAATGCGGGTCATCGCCTTCGCCAGCCTGTCGCGCTGCTCGGTCAGCATCTTGTTTTCCCTCCTCAACACGCAAGTCCACCGTTGGCATTTGTCATGGCAGGTATGTATTCCTGACAAATCTATGCGCTCGATCTTGGCGCGAGCAGCGGTAAGTTCGGTGGTAAGTGAGTTGATTCTGTAAGTGAGTAGGTTGATTGCCTCCTGATGCGGATCCTCCGCCATTAAGTTTCCAAGTTCTTGTTTCATGTTGTTTTGGTTTGGATATTTTCAATTCATGCGCTGGAGAGCGCGGACAGCCAAGAGCATTCCGCTCTGGGTGTCAGATTTGTTTCTTAAACTTTCGGCGACAGCATCGTCGACCGTTCCGGAACAGATCAGTCGATAGATCAGAGTCTCGGCAGTTTGTCCAGTTCTAATCAGCCGAGCGTTAGTTTGGACGTAAGTTTCATGCGAATAGGTGAGCGATACCCAGACGGCGATCCGACATGAGACTTGCAGCCCGTCGATGCCGTGGCTGAGAGATCGAGGGTCAGCGACCCAGACTGGGATCTTGCCAGCCTTCCAGTCGTCGAGGTTGCGCTCGTCGAACATCCTCGCACCGCGAATCGCCTCGATGACTCTGGAGGACTCGTGCTTGAACGCGCAGAGGACGAGGACAGGCTCGCCTTGGTGCCTAGCGATGACGCTACGGAGTGCGGAGATCTTGGCGGTATGAACTGGCAGAATGTTGCGATCGGCATCGTAGACGGCGCCGCTGGTGAGTTGCAGGAGCTTGTTGACCAACACGCCGGCGGACGGTGCGGTGATCTCGCCCTCGGCAATCTCAGCGAGCATCTCTTTTTCCAGCGTCTTGTATTGCTTGCGGGCCTCGGTTGGCAGCGTGACTTGGATGTCGATGACGTTGGACGCTGGTAGGTCGGTCGGGTCGCCGATTAGGACGAGCGCGAGGTCTGCGAGCTTGGCGTCGATCTTTTCCTTTGAGCCTGTGACCAGCTTGTAGGTGTATCCCATGTAGTCGGCAGGGTAGAAATAGGAGTCGCGGTAGCCGGTGAACGTGCGACCGAGGCGGCTGCCATCGTCGAGCATCTTGACCTGCATGAAAAGGTCAAGGTAGTTGTTCGGGATCGGTGTCCCGGTCAGTCCCCATCGGCGGGTAATGTCTCCAAGGTGCTTGTGCAGCGCCTTAAAGCGTTTGGATTGTGGATTCTTAGCGAGGCTGAGCTCGTCGATGACTAAGGTGTCAACTGGAAGTTGAAACGTCTTGCTTTTCGGGAACATCTTCGGCAGGCGGTTGGGGAGGATCTCGGAGTTGATTAGGTAGATGTCGGCGGCTTGCTCATGCCATGCTTTCAGCCCTGCGGCAGTCCGCAAGTGTGCGACGCGCATCCAGCGGGTGTGCGCCCACCGCTCGACCTGCGCGGGCCATGTGATCGAGCAGACGCGGAGCGGTGCGACGATGAGCGCCCCTCGGAACTGCCCTAGGGTTGCCAGCGCGTCGATCGCGGTGAGCGTGACGACCGTCTTGCCTTTCCCCGGGCTGACGAAGA